TCTAAATACATCTGTTCCAACATACTGCATAAACTCTCTAGCTGTCATCTTATCTTTTTTCTTGCCTTTATATCCGGGCATGTCTGACCACCTAAACCAAGTAAGCTGATTCTTGTCTATATCAGAGCCATAACACTGATCTTTACTGAGACCAAATAAACCAACGCATATTTCTTTAAGCGCCGATGCGAAAGAGTAATGCTTAACAAAGGGCCACATGTTTGACGCTGCCCACAAACTAAAATCGTGGTCTGTTCTAGTGACATCTAGGGCGCCCATTGTTTTTTGAGCTTGTCCAGATGCGTCGAGCATCATAGTGTCTACAACTAAGCAACCTTCCTCATCCAGACCGAAATCTTCGACCAAATGGTATGACCTCAACTGATACCCATGTAAAAACGAGCAGCATGTATTCTTGCCAGATTGTTTCTTGCCGGCAAAGGCAATGATTTTTGTCATTATATTACTCCGTCCAATTCATCTATAATTTGTGTTTGTATTTGTTCTACCGTCATGTCTCCAACATCTTTTTCTGTGATTTCAGGACGGTAGTAATTGAATCTTCTTCCGCATTTAGCAATTATCTGTTCAGCAGCTCTACAGCCGGCATCGTCGTAATCAGTTAATATAACTAGATTAAGTGCTCCACTTCTCTCCAAAAGTACTAGTTGATCATCACTCAGGTTAGCTCCGAATATACCGACTGTATTTGTAATTCCAGCCTCGTGCATACGCCATACATCACCTTGACCTTCAACTAAAACTGCTGTTGATGTAGAAAGTATCTTGTCTTTCGCCACATTGAGGCCATATAGATATGAGCTTTTCTTAAAGCCTTTGCTATGCAACCACTTTGGTTTCATGTTATCATACTTCGCTCTTCCTATGCAGCCAATGTAATTATATCCTTCATCATAGATTGGGACAACAACTCTTCCGGACATTGGTCTGCTTTTTTTGTTGCAGGTTCCTATATCAAATGTCTTGAGGATCTCTTGCGTGTAACCTCGGTTAATATAATATTTTGCAGGAATGTCAATGCTCTCTATTACAGTTGCTCTATCTATAGAGGATTCTGTTCTTTGTGGGCTTCTATCAAAAATATCCAAGAGTTTAATGTCATTGTTGGTTTCTATGTCTTTGACAAATTGTAAGTCATCACTACTTAGCCCAAGAAATTTCAAACAGAATTTTACCGTCTCTTGAATACTGACTGTTGTGGCCCTGTCATTAGAAAGCACACCTCGCACAAAACCAAATAGATTCCTGCCGAAATCTTCTTGACAGTTGTTAGTCCAACAATTCCAGTTTCCTTTAGCTGTATTCCCGTCAGTAAAGATACTGCACCCCTCTGGGTTATCTCCACCATGTATAGGACATGCAAACGCATACCTATTTGGGTACTCAATATAGTCTATATCAAAGTATTTTAACAGTGCATCCAATTTTGTAAATAGCTGGTTAGACAGCTTCAATATCTGCTGGTTGTTCACCTGCTGAGTCGAATCCATTATCCCTAATCCTAGATTTAGTTTTCAATTGATTTCTTGTCTGGCCTTCTACTAGCTTGCCAAACTTTCCAAACATATTCATATTTATGTAATCACCGTCATCAAGTCCTGCTCCATGTCTAGCAACAATCGGAACAAGTTTTCTATTACCATTGTCTTCATCGTCATCAGCAATTTCTTCGTCGGACTTCATCTTAAAGATAGTAAAGCTCGTACATAGCCATATAAGCCTGTCAGATCCTGAAACAACGTCTGTTGACTCTTTTGTAATTCCATCTCTGTTTAACTGCACAAAGCTTAGACAGGGGACATCATACTTAACGCAGAAGTTATGAAGTTGTGTTATTTGAAACCCCAACACTTGGAACTCCTGCATAGAGTTAGAAATACTGGAAGAGTTCATTAGTTTCAGGTAGTCATAAATAATTAAACAATCTTTTGTTCTGCCGTTCTCATCAAAACCAACCTCTTGGTAAATCCATTTACGCATTATACTCAATATATTCTCGAAAGGTTGTCCCGCAATACTCACATAATGATAAGGTATTTCAGAAAGTTCATCCGCAGCACACTCAATTTTTTCAGTATTAAGATTGTTGCTTGCAAAATTTCCGCTGGCGATATTATTTATTTCAACACCGCTAATGTTTGCCAGCATACGATTGAGGTGGTCTTCCTTTGACATTTCTGTATCTAACATTAACACAGGGATATTTAGGTTCTTAGCGACATGCATAGCTACGGCGTCACCAAACATAGACTTACCAACCTTTGGGCGAGCAGCGACAAGATCCACGCACTTTCTTCTTAGGCCACCACCGATTGCCTCATCATAGGTAGGGAAGCCAGTACTAATTCCCATCATTTCGCTCTGGTTGTCTTTCAAGAACTCGATATACTCTTCCAGTTCTCCTCCGATAATTTCCGGTTTGTTGTCAGATGTTTGATATATTTTAGCCGTGGCATCAAGAACGGGAGTCTCTACGATTGAGATGATGTCGTTTATATCTTCATCTCCAGTTATCTTTTCAATTCTAGAAGAGCAGATACTAAGCGTCTGCTTGACATCCCTAGCCACTTTAAGTTTAGCTAGCTTCTCGGCGTGAACTCTGACATTTTCTTGATGTATTGGAAAATTGAACAAAGACCGCAAAAAGCCTATCTCTTCCTGATTGCTGATATTAGCGTATAAGTCGAGTTGATTCGCTGCAGATAGGATTGAAGCTAACTCAGCTCTCTGCGTATCCTTTAAAGCCTTCTTAACACAATTAAATATAATCTGATTCTTGTCATCTACAAAGTAATCAGTGTCAATGTAATCAATATCAAGAAGGACATCTATCCCATATTGACAAAGGCCTGCAAGCACAGCTCTTTCTGCAGCTACGTCTTCTAGCCTCCGCTTATTTTCTTTATTTCGTACCATAATAATCCAATGTTAGCCATAGCATAAGAAAACCACATAAGCGCATGTGGCTGATCTTTTTGCCTAATACAAGAAAACCCAACAATAACATACATCACTGCAGAGACAGCGATAGCCGTCATACCAAAAGTCATTTACATACCTCTAAAAATATAGAATCCCATACAAATAGTAGCACTCAAAAAAACACCAAGTAAAAAATCTTTCCACTCTAAAGTAATTGCTTTTTTCATTATCCAAAAAATCCTTTGATCTTAGTTAGAATATCACCGCCTCCAAAACCGCCTTTGAAGATAACTAGGTATGCTACTATAGCACCTGCAATGATAAAAAACAACCATTTTCTTTTAGATGCAACCGCATAAAACTTTTCTTTTAGTGCGTTCAGCTTCTCTAATCGGTATTCTCGTCTTTCTCCGACCTTTTCTTCTCTACGTTCCTTCCTGTCTTCTTTTTTAAGTTCCTTTTTTGATTTAATAGAGTCTTCAGCATCCTCCTCTGTATTGTAGCTAGCCACCTCTTTGTTAGTATAGCTACCATCTTCACTCTCTATTTTTTCGTAGACGACGAACAGTCCGTTTTTTTCTAAAATACTATATTCTTTTTTGTTAAATAAAGGCATTTACTTCCCCGTGCTTCCGAAGCCGCCATCTCCACGATCACTATCGTCAAGACTGTCAACCTCTAAAAAATTAATATCTTCAACTTTCTGTACAATTAATTGAGCGATTCTATCACCCGGATGAATATGTACTAGTGTATCTGATGTATTGAACAGGCACACTTTTATTTCTCCCCTGTATCCGGAGTCAATCACCCCAGCAAGAACATCAATTCCATTGTTAACCGATAAACCAGATCTTGGCCAAATTAACCCACAATAGCCATCAGGAATAGCTATGCATATATCTGTAGAAACCAGTCTTCTTTTATGCGGATAAACTGGTTGCGATGTGCCGGAAGCGTACAGATCCCAGCCAGCATCAGACTTATGTGATTTGGTTGGCACTTTAGCCTCTTCGCTTAACAGCTTAACTTTAATCATATTATCTAATCCTATTATTTAAGCAGGTATCACACACAAAAAACTCTCTACTGTGAACCTTGGGTACTTTAAATTTTTTCCCACACTCCTCGCATGTTTGCGTTACGTCTCTAGACGCGCCTCTCCTTTGTGTTGGGATAAAGTCTGGAGTTTCTATATCGCTATGCTCTGTCCCGTCGTCAACAAAAAGGTTCTCTCCGCGAGATACTTCATTTACTGCTTGAGACTTTTTCTTGGAAGCTCTTTTTTCTACAGTAAACTGAGAAGTGTCAATGCGAGTATCTGAAACCTCAACTTGTGGTTCAGGTTCTGGCAATGAAACGTCTTTGACTATAGCATCAACCTCATCTTCCAATAGAGCATTAGCCATTCTAATTAAGTCGTCGTCATTTAGCTCAATAGCTTTTTGTAATAGCTTTTTTGCGGTATCTATAATACTCATTAGTATCCTCTTCTTTTGCCTATGTCTTGTAAAACAGACGCCATTCTTCTAACATTTTCGGACTTTGATTGCAGGCGGTTTAATCTAGCTTCTGCAGATAATTTAAGTCTATACAGCTCTGACGCCAAAGGGTTTTCTTTAACAGCAGAGTGATATCTAACTTCCCATTTTGAGTACTGGCCGCCATAGTTGTCCATCTTGTCTGCAACAATAAACCAAATGCTATTGGAGCAGAAGTCGAGAACGGTTCTCTCTTTATTATGTAATGTTTGTATGTATTCTGCATGGGCAAAAAGCACAAAGCTATGAGAAAGTGCTGTCTGAGGGTCTAAGTCTTGCACCTGCTCAGATGTCAACTGCATTATGCCCTCGACCTCTTCATTTATATCGGCTAATTCCGCATGCCTATCTTCAATCCAATCATCTACATTCTTCAAAAATTCTGTAAGTTTTTGTTCGTTAGTCAAGTTTGCTCCTCCATTCTTCTATAGATTCATTATATGACAACACAACAAGAGTTATGTCATTCATTTCACACCAAGCTTTCTTATCGTTATCTCTAGCTTGGGCTTTGAAAAATGCCATTTTGTCCTTGTGAAAAAATGAGTTAAATTCATAATGCTGTTGGCCATGAATCTCTACTATCAAATCTCTATTGGGGATATACAGGTCTGCGTAAAGAAGTGTCTTTCTTGATCCTGTTTTTGTTCCCGGAAGGGTGACTTCTTGTAGAATTCTATCATACGGGTAAACCTTTTTCAAGAGGGTTTTGGCTTTTTTATGAAAAGAAGACCTATTTTTTTCATCAACTGAGGCCTGACTTCTTGTTGGATTCCAAATCCAAGTCTTGCCATCAAGTCCTACTACATTCATACTTTATCCTTTCTAACAATCCCTCAATGTTTTCTTGTCTCAAAAGCTCTACATCCTTATATTTGTAGTTAGGATTTTTAAGAAGAAACTTGCACATCTCCACAGGAAGGTTTTCAGCAAATTTATATGGATTCATTTTGAGCATTGGCCATATACGGGAGAATATATCCACACAAAAGCTGCTCTGCACTATCGGAATACAGTTGCACAATATTGATTCCCAAGTTCTAAACGTATCACACGCATTTCCTTCTGGAGAAATACAAAACCTATGTTCGGATAACATCCTATAGAACTCTTCTCTTATAGGCATTGCTTCTGGTGCAAAATGTGTGACATAATCGAGCTCTTTGATTACTGCATTTAAAGACTCTCTACTATGGTGCGTAATATCAAAACTTGACAGCACCAAATTCTGTTTGCTCTCACCAAAAACTAATTTATCGTGAAAGCTTTTATCTGGAAATGGCCCAATAGGAATTGGGAAAAGGCGCTTATTTGTAGAAGAAGAAACTATTGGCGATTTTAGGTTGGTCATAAATATATTCCCAAAATGAGAGAAGAGCGAATCCAAGTCAATAGGAGCCCATCTATCAAAATCAGTACCAAACCAATAGTGGTTTTCTAGTCTAGTGCCTCTTCTACTTTTAGAAGCTCTATTATATCCCCTGTAATCAAAGTGAGCTGAAAAATCATCGCAGAATACTATCAAGTTTTCTCTCGGAAGATCAGCAAAGGAAATATTGTTTACCTCACAGGCGTTCTCTAGGCCTCGTAAGCTAAAACCCAAGACTCTCGTAAGACATGTGCGAAAAACATCGCCGTCTCCAGCCACATGCCCACCACGCAGACCAAAGAAGCATCTAGTTGTCTTGTCGTCTAGAATATCTATAGGACTGTATATCTTATTT